CTGGTCCTTCAGCTTCACCAGTTCCTTGGTGAGGCTGCGGGACTCCGGGGACAGCTTCTTCAGTTCCTCGCGGTACTTCTTCTTGTCCTCGCCCGCCGCGGTGACGGCGTCACCGATGCCGGAGAACCCTAGCTTCAGGGTGCCCGCGGCCAGGCCTGCACCGGCCATCATCGGGACGAGGGCGCCCAGCGCGGGCAGGAGGGACAGGCCGATCGCCGCGGCGACCGCCCCGAAGACGGGGCCCAGCGAACCGCCTGCCGCACTGGCTTCCCCGGTCGCGGCCGCGGCACCACGCATCGGGCCGCGCAGGTTGTTCATGTCGCCCTGCAGCTGGCGGGCACCGGCACCCGCTGCGACAAACCGGCCGCGCAGGTCACGCAGCCGCCCGTTGGCGTCCGTGGTGAACCGGGCGGTAGCCGCCTGGCCGTTGCGCATGGACGCGGTGATCTGCCGGCCGTTACGGTCCGCGGCACCGGTGAGCCGGTTGAACGCGATGGTCGTGTTCGTCGTCGCCGCGGAGAACCGGCGGTGCAGACGGACCGCGTTGTCCCCCGCCCGGTCCAGGACACGGGAGAGACCGTCACGGCCGTCGAGCAGGAATGACAGGCGACGATCGGCCATCACTCACCTCCGGACTGCTGGGCTCGCTGGTGGGCGTCCATCCAGGCGATGAGCGAGTAGAAGTCCTCGACCGTCAGCTCGTCGACGGCTGCGGGTCCGAGGTGGAGGAGGTGAGCGAAGAGGCCGAGGTACTGATCTCGGAGTTCTCCGACGTCGGGCTCACGGTCGACGGCCCTTTTGGGCTCTCACCGGCAGCCAGGGCTGCGGCCTCGTCGACGTGCTCCTTGATCAGGGCCTCGGCATGCGCCTGGTCCGCCGCGTTGCGGACGAGGATCCGCATGAAGACGTCGCGCTCCTCGTCCTTGCCCTGGACCTTGAACGCCTCGGTGACGAAGCTGTCGATCTCCTTGCGGTCCCACAGGGAGGAGACCTCGTCGACACCGGGGTCGAAGTCGCTGAACCGCAGCTGTGGGTCCTGCCGCTTGCGCATGACCCACGCCACGGCGCGCATCGCCTCCGGGTCGTCTTCGCCCAGGGCCTCCTTTACCTCGGGCCACTTCATGCCCAGGGCCCGGCCCACGGCCGAGGCCTCGGACGTCAGAAGCTTGCGCACGTCGTAGCGCTCGGCGTCGCCGCCCTCGGGCGCGTACTGAACGATCACAGCGGTTCCTAACTGAGTTGGCGGTGCACGTCGTCCAGGACGCGTGCGACCTCGGCGGTCATGCGGGGAGTGTGGGAGCGGACCGTCTGGTCCCACCAGTTCGACGGGGTGTACTGGTTCGCCCAGCGGCTGCGGTTGTTGAACACCGGGTGCCGGAGCCGGCCGTCGTTCAGCTGCTGGACCGCGCCGACCGAGATGTCCCGGGGCAGGAGCCCCTTGTCGAGGAAGACCCGGGCACCGGGGGCGCTACTGGTACGAACGCTGATCCGGATCGCCGCGGCGATCGCGGCCCGGAACGGGCGGGTCGTCGGGGACGGGCCGCCGCGCGAACCCGCACGGCGGCCCTGCGAACGCATCGGCAGCGTGCGCACCGTGTTCTGCAGATCGCGGTGCAGGGGCTCGGCGGCCCGCCTGATGCGGCGGGCCATGTTGCGCTGTACCGGCGCCCCGGACGCCGCGCGTAGCTGTCTGGACAGCACCAGGAGTTGGCCGGTGCCGAGGATCTGCACCGAGGAGACAGCCATGAGGCGACCCCCTTACAGCGTGATGTCCGTCGAGATGTACTCGATGGCCGGCTGGTTGGTGCCGTCGTACAGGCCGGTGAAGGACAGGGTCGGCTTGACGACGTCGAAGCCCTCGACCGTGGGTGGGGCGTCGTCGAAGCGGATGGCGGGCAGCTTCACCCGGAACGTCTCGAAGTACGTCGAGGCGATGTTCGGGCCGACGAATTCCCAGATGAGGCTGGTCGCGGCGTCGCTGGTGTGGAGGTCGTCGAAGATGGTGTCGACGTAGTCCATCTCGATCGATCCGGTGATCTTCACCTGGTCGTTTGCGATGGGTTCCTTCTTCAGTCCGGCCTGCCCGGCGTAGAACCGCTCGACGGCCTGCGGGCGCTCGAACTTCACCGACACCTTGCGGATGCCGTCGCGGGCCGCCTCCGACGCGAACACGCCCGTCTTCAGGGCCATCTGCCCGAAGTGGTACGGCGCCATGTTGGAGTACGACGCGGCCACCAGGGTCTGCGTCTCGTCGCAGTCCTTGCTGTCGATCTCGAACGTGGCGACGAGCATGCCGCCGACCTCGCACGAGAACTCGGCCGAGATGACCTTGCAGCCGAGGAACGTCTTGTCGGTCACCGCGCCCGTGGTGAGCGGGATACCGAGCTGCATGACCAGGCTCTTGCCGAAGCTGTCGGCAAGGGTGTGGGTCTGCAGGTACGCCGGTCCGGAGCCCTGCTGCACCGGTGTGACGGTGGTGCCCATGAGGGCCTGGAGCAGAAGCCCCATCCCCTTGTTGGTCACCTCCAGCTCCACCGACCCGGAGGCCTGCCGCTGCGTCACCACACGGCGCGACGACAGGGCGAGGAACCGGCCCGCGGCAATCCCGGCGGACTGCGCCGTGGTCTTCGCCAGCTTCAGGTCGGCCTTGTTGAACTCCAGGTGCTTGGCCGGCGCCGCGTACACGCCGTAGGTCGTCTCCGCACCGATGGACAGCTGGGCGCCGAGCCCCGATCCGATCGCCATGGGTCAGCCCTCCTTCGTGGCGGCAGGCTTCACCGCGAGAGTCTTCTTCGGGGCGGGCTCGTCGGGCCGCGGGGCGTCGACCGACTCCCACGTCGCCGTCTGGCAGACGTAGGCGTCGTGCCGGTCGTCGGGTACCTCGACCAGCTCGTCGGGCTGGACCGTCCTGCTGCCGAGCTCCGGCACGGTGACCGGCTCGGCGCCGATGTAGCGCACTCGCGCCATGGCGTAACTCCTCAAGGGGTGGGGTGTTCAGATGCGGGCGCGGAAGTGCACCGTGAAGGACAGACCGGCCAGGGTCCCGTTCTCCTGGACCTGGAGCAGAGCCCCCGCCGTGAGGTCGGACCACAGCACAGTGCCGCCCAGCGTGGGAGCGTCCGGCCTCTGGTTCGTGGCACGTAGCGCGTTCTCGACCACGGCGAGGATCTCGAAGACGCGTTGCCGCCGAGCGCGGATGTCAGTGTCGCCGCGGCGCGATTCGATGTAGCAGGCGATCGTGCCGTCCTCGTCCCGGGTGCGGGCGCCGGCAGACGCGAAGCTCTGCTGCATCTCAGTGGCCTGGTCGGCGCCCGGAGAGTGCCCGATGTAGATGCGGTCCTTCTCGGTGAAGTTCACGCCAGGCGGCCCGTCGATGACCCGCACGCCGTCCAGGCCGTCAGCGTTCCGCAGGGCCGCAATGAGCGCATCGATCGTGGCGGGTACCGCCGACGTCGCCATCACGCCACCCCCGGCGGGAGCTTGTACGGCTCCAGCAGCTCGAGCACCCGGTAGGGCACCGCGTACCCGAGGCCCGGGATCTGCTCGGATACGGAGAAGTCGTCGGCGCCGCCTTGGCCGCGTGCGGCGCCGTACTGGGTCCGCCACAGATGCTGGAGCAGCAGCCGGGCCGCGAGGCTGATCGTGGGCGGGACAGTGTCGCCGCGGCCGGCGGTGTACGTCACGGTCCAGCGGGTGCGGGCGAACGTGCCGCTCTTACGCCAGACGATCCCGCTCGGGCCGTCCAGCACCAGGGTGGCGACGTCCAGCGCGGGCCCGTCCGTCAGCATCGGCGTCACGGACACCAGGGCGACCGCGGGAATGTGGGTCAGGCACATGCTGTCGCTGCGGCCCTCGATGTGCTCGGACACCTCCCGGGTCAGTACCGGCCCGATGTACCGCTCGACCGGCGCCGTCAGCCCTTCGATGAACGCCTGCAGCTCGAGGTCGTCTGCGTCCGACTCGATGTCCAACTGCTCCTTGGCCTGGGCCAGCGTCAGCAGTGCCACGGCCTCACCCCTGCTTCGGCTTGGCCGTCGGCTTACGGCCGACCGGGGTGGACGTCTCGGGCGCCGGGGCGCTCGCCTCTTCGACGTCCGGCTCCGCCTGCGGCCCAGCGTCGGGTTCCTTGGCCAGGCCCGCGGCGATGAGGTGCTTGGCCTCGTCGTCGGGCAGGTCCACGATGCCGCCCTTGTCCGGCCACGGCTTGCCGTCGCGGGTCCCGGACACGGTCACCTTCATGCACACCCGCATGGGTGTCTCCCTTCACAGAGTGGAGGCGGGGCGGCAGATCGCCGCCCCGCCAGCGGGGGTCAGCTCGCGCCGCCCGCGAAGACCTTGACCGCACCGGTCTGGTCGATCAGCAGGCCGTCGGCCCGGATGATCGCCCGGTAGGTGACGAGGTCGGAGTTGAACGCGTAGTCGTCCGACCGCTCGAAGCGGACCCCGCCCGCCATGCGGACGAAGTACTGGGAGAAGTCGCCGAAGGCCACGGACTTCGCGGACAGGGCGACCGCGGTCACGTTCGGGTCGGTGTGGACCGGCTTGCCGAGCAGGGT